ATATTAAAAATAAATTTAAAATAAAAGCTAAAGAAGGAGACATAGTTATTTTTCCAAGTTTTGTAATACACAGATCAGAAAAAATGAAAACAAAAGATAGAAAAACAATTGTCTCTTTTAATTTAGAGTTTCAAAATATTAACGAGCAAGTACTTAAAGTAATATGAGTTTTAAAAAAAATAAATATACAGTTATCCGTCAAGCAATATCAAAAGACCTAGCAGCTTTTATTGCAAATTATTTTTCTATGCAGAAACAAGTTTATGATACTTGTAGAGCACAAAGATACCTTTCACCTTTTGAAAATATTATAGGTCACTATGAAGGTAAAGACGAACAGATACCAGAAACTTATAGTCAGTATTCTAATATGGCGATGGAAACTTTAATGTTAAAATGTCAACCAGCGATGGAAAAAGCTACGGGATTAAAATTATATCCTGCATATTCTTATGCAAGAATTTATAAAAAAGGAGATGTTTTAAAAAGACACAAAGACAGATTTAGTTGTGAGATATCTACGACTATGAATCTCGGTGGCGATGACTGGCCTCTATATTTAAGCCCTAATGAAAATGTGGGTATACCAGATGGGAAAAAAATTACTACTGAAAGCAAAGCGAAAGGGATTACGGTAGATTTAAAACCAGGCGATATGCTCGTTTATTCTGGCTGTGAGATAGAACATTGGAGAGAAAAATTCAAAGGTAAAGAATGCGTACAAGTTTTTCTGCATTATAACAATCGTAAGACCCCTGGAGCGAAGGATAATATGTTCGACAAACGTCCACATTTAGGACTTCCTTCTTGGTTTAAACGATGATATAATTCTTAGATGGAGGCAGGGATCCACCACATACCCCCTGCTTCCTTCTAAGGATTATATTTTATGTTATTAGGCTTTGGCGCATTTGCAGAATACCCCATTTCTTCGGCAGGACCCGAGAATAATGTAACTATTTCAGTTACTAAAAATGAACTATCTATTAGTATTGGAAATCCAGGTATTACCGCAGATTCTATTACAGAAATACCTACTCCAAATCCACTTACTTTAGGTTTTGGAAGTTTAACTCTTACTGGGGACTCTAATCTTACTGCAGTCAAAAATGAATTAGTCCTAGGCACAGGGACTGTTACAGTCAGTGCCGGCGCTACAGTAACAGCTGTAAAGAACTCTCTTGTAATTTCAAGCGGAACTGTTACACTAACTGCAGACGCAAATGTCGATCCTACAGGAAGTACTTTAACGCTTGCTACGGGAACGGCACAAGCAATAACATGGAGTGAAATTATTCCGGGCGCAACAATGGTCTGGACACCAATAGACCCAGGAACGTAATATTATGGCATCAACTTATTCAACAAACGCACAAATAGAACTCATAACAACAGGTGAAAAAGCTGGTTTATGGGGTACTATAACTAACACAAACTTACAAATCGTAGAGCAAACTTCAACTGGGGTTTTAGATGTAGATCTAGCTTCAGGTAGTTCAACTCTTGTTTTAACTGATGGAGCAACTTCAACAGGTAAAAATGTATACTACAGACTTTATGGTACTTTAGCAGGTAACAGAACAGTCACTATGCCAGGTACTGCAAAAAGAGTTTGGATAATGAAAGACGATACCGTTAGAGGAACATCAAATAGAACTTTAGGGGTTTTAACTGCTTCTGGAACGGAACAACCTATTCCTCCAGGCGCTACTGTTTTATGTAAATCTAATGGCTCAGAAACAGTTGTAACTATTCTTGAAAAAGGATACGCAAGTATTACTAATTCTAATACTCCTTATACTGCTGTAGCTGGTTCACAGATTTTAGCTAATACGACTTCAGCCGTCATTACCGTGACGCTTCCTTCAGCTGCTTCTACAGGAGATGAAGTTACAATTATAGATTCGTATGGTACTTTTCAATCTAACAACTTAACCGTAGACCGAAACGGCTTAAAAATTAATGGTGGAACTTCTAATTTAATTTTAAGCAATAATGGTCAATCCCTTACATTAGTCTATGTAGATGCTACTCGAGGGTGGGTATACAAGACTAATTATACTTCATAGGAGCTAAACTTATGGCTCTCTTTGAAATGAAATTTCAGCCGGGTG